TCGAAGCTAATGCCCTTCGGCCGCTCGTCGAGTTCGATCAGGGTGTCGATAAAGTCGGTGAATGTGTGTGTCCAGGTTTTCATAGTCGTTTGTTTATAGGGTTATTAATACGGCTCGACGTCGCAGTTGAAGGAAAGGAAGTCACATACGAGATCGTATGTCGACCCCTTGAAAGGTTTCTTTTGGTACCACCTTTCTTTGTAAGCGTCGATGTCTTCGAGCAACACCATCAACCCGTGATCCGGGTCTCCGGCCTCGAACGTGAACTCGTCAACCGGCCCCTCGGGCCCGTCGATGATGGCGGTCAGGGTGTAGCCCTCGCCTTTGTGTTTTGCTTCGTACTTCATGGTGTAGGTGTTTAAGGGTTTGTTTGCTGTTGACGATGTAAAGATAACCCCGCTTCATAAATATGCAAACTTTCGCCCCAAAAAAGTGCAAAGTTTTTTCAGCACGTCGCGCAACGCCACTGATAGCAAGTGTTTCAGCCCTCCACGCGCAGAACGAAACCGTGGTAGTCCGCGAAGTCCTCCGCGCCCCACACGCCCGTCCCGTCCACCTTCTCCGCGCCCTTGTGCTGGCCGTCGTATTCGTTGCGATAGCGCACGACGATGCGCCCGCGAATGACCCAGCGGCCCTCGCTCCATGTCGCAGTCAATCCAGATGTATCTACCTTGACGATGCGGGCAAACTTGTCCCGGTCGCAGGGCACGGCCTTAACCTTTGGTCGGTCGCCCGACACGGTCGTGCTTTACCTCGATGCAGGCATCCAGGTCGTCTACGTGCCATGATCCCACGCGGGCCTCACCTGGCTCCGGTTTGCGGCGTTCGCGTCCGGTGCGCTGCAGGAGGGTGTATAGATGTGCCGCCCGGTTGGGTTGGTTAAAAACGTACTCGCTGGCCTCGCGGCCTGATTTCCAGTTATCGCTCATGCCCCGAATATACGAAAGGTTCACAAAACGCAAAACTCCCCGACACCTAATAACTGCGGAGGTGCGCAGCCGTCAACGGTGCCGGGGAGCCGGGCAAAAGACCCGCGCTGGGACGCTGGTCTACGGGTAGCGTCGCGGGTGCTAAACGAGAACGGGGGCCAGTCGGCAAACTAGAACCCCCGTTCAAAATGGTAACCAATGGCAAAAGGTTGAACCGATGTCAAATATACAGCACAAAACTGAAACACCAAAATCTATATTTCACACCCCGAACCGTCCCCGCCGCTCCACTCGAACTCCACCGGATGAGCCGATATGTCCCGGCGGGCCTTGTCGAACTCGAGGATCACGAACCCGCTCCGGCCCTTCGTGAAGTTCGTCTGAACCCACTCGCTCGCAGGACTGAACGCCCATACGTTCAGGTAATTGAAATGCGCCCGGCGGTCGAACAGATACTGATGGCTGTCGCCCTTGAGTAGGGTGACGTGGTGTCGATCAAGCCGATGGTGCCGGATGTACTCGCTCACCTTGTCGGCCTGCTTGTGATCCAGCACGGGCTTGAACCCGAACTTGAGATTCTTCGCGTCCTTACCGTGGGTTATAATGAACGCGTGATCTCCAACCGTGAAATGGGACATGAAGCGCAGGCAGTTCGACCAGTCGGCCCCGGTCGCCATTTGCGCTGTCCGGTTCACGACATATCCAAAGTCCCCAGCGTGGTTATCGTTGCAAACATTCCAAAACCGCACCCGGTCGGTCAGGTCCAGTAGGTCGCGGGCTGTGTCCAGCTTGAAGCGCACGCCCACGTTAAACGCCTCTCGGTTGTCCATGTTCTGCGGCAGGTCGTGGCCGCGCCGGACCGTCTGTCCGTCCCATCCGTCCATAAAGTCCCCCAAGTCCACGGCGACGACCTCGTGACCGTCCCACCGTGCGCGAACCTCGTCGATCATGCGCCGCCGCCGCTCCTCCAGCACGTCCGCGTTCCACACCCCACCGTAGAGCCCGTGGCCGTCTTTGTCCGTCTCCATGCCTACATGAACGTCCGCATAGACCACCATCAGCACGCGGTCCGTTTTCGGCCTTTGTGTGCCCCTGTACGGCGTTCTATCGATGTTCTCGAAGGCAGACACCAACGCCGCGTCGATGTCCTCTCGTGCGATGCCGTAGCCGTCCTTTCGGTAGATTCTCCATTCCTGTCCGGTGGCCTCGTTGCGACTGATTCGTTGCGGACTGAACCCCGACGGTATCGCCTCCATGTCCGCGTCCACGCGCCGTAGTCTTCGGCTGGTGACCTTGCCTTTGCCGTCTTCGGTCCGCCCGACCTCCTGCATGGTCAGCGACTGGTCGAGGGACAGTTCTCCGCTGTTCCGCATTTGCCTGTACATTTGCCGAACATGGTCCGGGCTTGTCCCCAAAACATCGGCCGCCCGTCGCGCATAGGCGCGTATGCTTTCGTCTTCGGCCTTCGGGTTCGCGTGGATGTATTCGCGGGTCGTCATGGGTTTAGGTTTGGTTCTCTGTATTCGAGCGTATGCCCCGACACATCACGCCACCCGGCGCGGTCGTCAGGAACCCACGTTCGCCCCTCAATGCGTAGCGTGTCGCACGCCGCCCGCTCGATCGGTGCAGGTTCCTGTTCCGCGCATCCGGCGATGAGCAGGGCGATGATGGGGGCGTACTTCATTCGCGTGGCTTGCACTCACTCCGGCGGTCATTCCGGTGGTCACTCTTCGTGCCCTCGCCCGTGTTCATCGGAATCTTGCGCCGTGGCTTTCGCATGATGCGAATATATGTAACATTTATTTCCCCGCCAAACGGCGAAGAATCCCCACCACGTCACCGCCACCGCGCACCAGCAGGTACAGCAAACCCGCGCCAATGCCCGCAATCGCCCAGATGTTCAGGGACTTGAAAAGATTGCGCCAGACGTTCGTGCGCACCTCCTCGCGCCGCTCGTTCCGGTACACCCTCACGACCCGTTTCCGGGCCTGCTTTGCCACCCTCACGGGCTTGTGGTCGCGCATAATCGCCTTTACCACCTTTCTCTCGTTCCGGTCGATGTCGCCGTCCTCTGCCATTGCGCGGATCACCTCCGGGCACGGGGTCGGCGCGTAGCTATCCGCCTGACACTCGGCCAGCTCCAGCGTCAACCGCTCGACCTCCTCTCGCAGTGCCTTCTTCCGCGGTCCTGCGCACAACACCACCGGCAGTAAACAGGCGATCACGACCGCCGCCGTTTTGGGCCGTCGCGTCAACAGGTATAGGGATAGTGCGGTGAACATGATGCGATATGATGCGATTAACGCCTTTATGTACGATTCATGATACCGCCCTTCGTCAGGTCGGCCACGTCAAATGACGGGCACGCCTTCGACGGGTCGAGGTCGCGATGCCCCAGCACCGCGTGGCCGTGCATGGCGAATACCCCGGCGACGAGCTGAAGCGTCCGCGTCTGCGCTTCGGTCCGGGTGTCCTGACCGTCACCGCCACCGACATAGCACACGCCTATCGTCTTTCGGTTGTGACCTTTGACGTGCGCCGGCACGCGGTTCCAGTTGCGCCCCATCTCGATCGTGCCGTCCAGCTTGACCACCATGTTATAGCCGATGGCCGACCAGCCCCGCTGCAAGTGCCAGATGTGGATGTCCTGGGCGTCGTGCTCACGCCCCGCCGGTGTGTCGCTGCAATGGATCACAAGGGCCTCCACCGGCCGCTCACATTCCATCAGCAGTCGCTCAACGTCTGCGATAGATAATTCCTCACCGATTCGCATGGCCGTCTATTTAGGGTCTCCCTCGCGCGTCACCTCGTCAATCCGCCGGCCCCACGCCTTGAGCTGGAAGGTGAGCAGCTTTCGCAGCGGGCGCACCACGTACATCGAAGCCATGCTATGCACACCGAGGGCCACCTCTAGGTTCTCAAGAATTGACACCAGCTCGACGTAGCACAGCGCGATGATGACCACGTCCATCACGTAGGGCAGCAGGACCGATACCATTCCACTACCGGTCGCGGCCTGCGCGATGATGACCACGGCAAACGCAGCGGCGATAGCCGCACAGTACAGGCCCAACTCGATTAGCTTGGTCTTCAGCTTTGCGCTGACCACCTCCACGCCCATGCGATGCGCCTTTGCGACCCCGGTGACCCAGTCAGCGAGGGACAGCACGAATAGCATCAGAATGAGCGCAGCCAGCGGGTTCTGTTGCGACCACATTAGCACCGCACCGGTCACGGCCGTGCCGATGCCCGTACCCTTCAGTATGGTCGCTGTGTCGGTCACAGCAGCGGAAAGTACTGGTTCCCACTGCCATCGAGCAGCGGACCCCCTTCTGCGATTTCCTTCGTGACCTCGTGTTCGACCGTGCCGACGACCGGACCGACCACGGTCACGGGGCTTGATCCATCGGAGAACTGCGCCGGATCGTCATTCCATACAGATGCGGTCTTGATGAGACCTCCGTAGATGATGCCGTTGTGCACCACATATCGAAACTCGCTCCCCTGTTTGAACTTGATCATGATTATTGATTTTAGTCCTGCTTGATTCGGATGAAGCCGTTAGAATCTTGCCACAGGCGATTGGCAGGCAGACCCACCGTGTCGATGGGCGGGTTCATAAAAAACAAAGAGTCCGACGATCGGAAGCGCACGTCCGGCGCTTTTACCTCGGCGATGCTGTCCGACTCAAGTCTGGCCAACTTAAAGGCCAGCAGGTAGTAGGTGCCGTAGAAGCTCTGATTCTTCTGCACAACGCTCGCAGCTCTCGCCAACGCGGTGTTGTAGTATCCATAGGCAGTGTTGCCGCCTGCCAAACGCACGCGCAAACCTACAAAGCCGCAGCACGACGTATCGGTATGGATGTCCACCGAATCGTCGACGATCGTGACCTTGCTGTTGATCTCAAGCGAATCTCCGCTGAAGTTGACCACGCCGTCCATGTTGGTCGGCCCTTGAAATGTGGCATCCTCCTCGACTTCGAGGTTCGCCTTAATCTCGACGTTTCGATAGAAGGTCTGCGAGAACGCGCCGAACGACAGCGCCAAGGTCATCATAATGAGAAAAGTACGCTTCATGGTTTAGGGGTTTAGATGATAATCGCCCCGGCGATGCGGGAGGTTGTGTCAATGTTGTGATCTACGCCGTTGTCGTTCAGCCACTCGCGGGCTGCGAGCATGTGAAACCGTGCCGATTCGCGGGCCTGTGCGATGGCCTGTCGAGCCGCGTCCGGGTTCGCCTGATACTCACCCGTGACCCCGATGCCGTCCGGAACGTTCTTCAGCAGCGGAATGGCCGCCGCTTTCACCTCGTATGCGAGCCACGCCTCCACCGAATCCAGGGCGCCCGCGTAGTCACCACCGACCAGCTCCGTGTAGGTGTCGTCACCGAGCAGGTGCTTGATCGTTCCGACCTCGTGCTCTTCGATTAGCTCCGCCCGGATGAACGAATCGTCCATCGTGTTCGGATTCTCGAACGCAATGTCGAGGACTTCGTCAGGCGTTAGCAGCGGCATCGGTCGTCGGTTTGAGGTAGGTGTCTTCCATGTCTTCGTCCGGTGTCATCCCGAGTTCACGTCGGACCTCATTGAACCTGAGAACCTGCGCAAACTCCGAAGCCCCCAGTTCGTTAATGGCGTTCACAGGGCTGGAGACGGTGAATGAGAACGTCTCGTTTTCGTACCGTGTACCCTGATAGGCGCGCATGATGGCATCCTGTAGACGTTTCTGGTGGGGCTTGATGAACGTGTCCAAAGCCAGTTGCCACTCTTGACGGATTTGCTGCGTGTTCCCCAACTGCCCCGGCGTTGCCAGACCAGCGAGGGATCGATACCAGTTGCACGCCGTCACGATCTTGCCCTGCACGCGCTCGTACATGGTCACAAAGGACCCGTCGTCGGGGAGGTCAAACTGAACGAAAGACGGCGCGCTTGATGCGCCCAGCGAAGGCAGGACGATGACCTTGCCCGCGTTGCCGGTTCCCTTCAGGTTGGCTTTCAGTTGTTCGATGTTGAGTTCCGCCCCCTTCTCGGTCATGCCCTGACCCAAGTCCCACGAAAGGATGCCAGCCAGGTGTGACCCCTGCTCCAGCACGTTATAGTTCAGTCGGCTGATGGACTGCTCAAGCCAGCAATCGTACCAAGCCCCCATCCAGTTGGGGAAACCGTAGTGACGTGACCCCGGCTCGTAGTCTTTGAGGATGTGCGCCTTGACGCGCACCCGGCGACCCCCTACGGTTGATTCGGTGTAGTCAACGAGTGAGTACCGTGTCTTTTCAGCATACGCACCCCGCGCCCAATTTGCCACCAAAATCTCAGTCGGTTCGGATGTCGGATCGTCTGTGTCGAACGATGCGTAGCGAACCTGTCCGGTCGACTGGTGCTTTAGCCGAACCGTTTCCACCCCGGCAGCTCGCTCCCTAATCTCAAGGAAACACGCCTGACCGTAGAGGTTCAGGTCCAGCTCGACACGAAACGCAAAGTCGTTGACAGACTGGTCAGCGTTGACTCGAGCCAACCGCGCGGCAAACTCTTCGCTCTCTGTCGAAAACCCGCCACCTGCGACAGCCCGAGACTGTGAATTAAGTACAGCCTTCAGCGTTGCAGACGCTTGAAGCAAGTCCTCCATCTGCTCGGGGAAGTCGTTCGCACGACCGCCCCAAGGGATGTACTTCCGCCCGTAGTGCCTATTCCTCTGCTCCCCCGGTGTCGGCGGGTCCTTCCTTGGAATCTCCACCGACACGTTTACGGGACCGCTCCTCAAAGTATCGCTCGCAGGACGGTGATCCTTTGGCGATACGCCGGAGGCGTTCGACATGTTCGATTCGTGTGGTGTCGATGGTCCCATGCTCTGTCAGAAAGATACGCTTTCCTCGGTACTCAGATTTGAGTTTGCGCTTCGCCATGTCATCAGACGTTCGTGGCATCGACCAGCTCGGTGACGATGTCGTCCAGGGTCGTGGCTGAAGCGCCGGACAGTCCGGTCAGCTCGTACACCAAGTGTGCCTGCTCCGCCGTGAAGGTGAGAGACAGCATCGAATCGTCGGTACGCGCCCGACCGCTCGTGGCTTCGTGACCCGAGTAGGTCAGGAACGCGCTGTCCTTCGCCTTGGTGTCGTATCCGATGAACATCAGGCGGTTGTCGCCGGTGATGGCCGATTCCTCGTTGTAAAGCTCGACGACCGCGTACATTTTGCACGTGGACTTCAGCTCTTCGAGGAGAGCGCGCTGTGCGCCCGTCGGGTTCGGGAGGCTGATGGACAGTTCCACGGTATTCACGCGCGGGTCGTCACCGTTCTCCGTGTACTCGGCTTCGTTTCGCTTGAACTCGATCTGCTCGAATCCGGTGCCAGCTGATGCGAAGGTCAGGTCCGTGACCGCAGAATCTGCGGCCACAATGGCGGCGATGTCGGAGACTTCGCAGAACCAGGCGCGACGGATTCCGCCGGACTTTGGACATTCGCTCACCCCGGTGAGACCGTTTCCTGCTGTTGTGATGGGCATATCAGTTGCTTTTCAGGGATGATGAATCAGAGGGCAGGATCGTACAGGCTGATGTCCTTACCGTTCGTGTGAGCCACGTCGGCGGTGAAGTCCATGCGAATCTGGTACTTGCGGTTCCCGCTCGTCTCTGCGAGGTTGTGGATGCTGAAGGAGGTGAAGTCCTCGACCAGGGCGGTGCCGAAGTGCAGGTCGCGGACCCGTGATCCGACGATGGTGTTCTTCGACATGAACGGATCGGCGATCATCTTGTTGCCGAGGAAGTCCAGCTCACGCGCACCGACGGTGAACCGTCCGGCTCCCGTGGCGGCGTTGGCCTGCTCTGCGTAGTACGCCTTGGCGACGTGCGTCGGGACGTAGATGTAGTAGTCTTCCTGCGTCTCGACCTGCTCGCCTTGCAGCGCGTAGAACTGCTGCAGCTCGTCGATGACCGTGTCGCGGTTGATGCTGACGATGTTACCGCTCGACCAGGTACCAAGGCCGCTGGAATCCAGAGCACCGAGGGTGATGTCGTTGCCGGAGACAGCCGTCACTTGGTAGCTGTTGCCGTCTTCGGTATTCCACGTGCCACCGGCCAGGTTGTTCAGGGTGACCCAGTCGCCGACCTGAACACCGTGAGATGCGCTCAGGGTCAGGACAGCGGGATCGGCTTCGCTGGCCGCGCTGATGGCCTGCTTCGAGGCGTTCGGGGTGATGTCGTTGACATCAGCGTCTGCCTGAAGGTCGGAGATCAGTCCATCGGTCGTGTTGGAACCCGTCACGGTGATGGCCGAATCGTTGCCAGCGGCGGCGGACCCTTGCCAGATCAGGTAGCTGTTGAACTTGCCGACGATGCCGCCCAGCTCTTCGATGACCGCATCCGTCACCGGATCGACCAGCTCAAAACGCCCGGCTGAACCGGCGCGCTGTTGGAGCGAGGTCCACCATCCAGCGAGGACGGAGGCGTCTACCTCGATGTTGATCATGCGAGCGAGCGGCTCCAGTACCGTCTCGTCACCCGTGAGGGTTCCGGCGGCGTTGAAGGTTCCCGCACCGTCTTGGATGGTGGCAGCGGCAGCGAGGGTCGGAACGACCATCTTCTTGCGGATGTCGGTATGTACCGTGATCGCACCCTGCTCCAGAAGGCCGCCGCGCAGTACGGCAGCGGTGACGATGTCCTGAAGGGCCTGTCCGGCGTAGGTGTTGCTTGAGAGAGTAATTGCCATGTCTTTGGGTTGTTGGTGTGTTCAGGTTGTTAGGTTGGTAATCAGTTCATGCGACGGGCTGCGTTGACCCGAACCCACAACGGGGCATCGGCTGCAACCTCTACGGTCTTCGTGTCGTTCTTCGGAGCGTCGCCGGTGACGGCCATGTCTTCGACGGCCTTCTCCAGCTCGGCGATGCGTGCGTCCTTCTCCGCGATGGTGTCGTCCTTCGCGGCGACCTCTTCGGCCCATGCGTTGTCCGCCTCTTCGACTTCGCCTTTCATGGTAGCGATGGTCTCGCGGGCTTCATTGAGCAGGCTGATGCCCTCCGCATTTGACGCTTCGAGTGCGTTGATGCGCTCTTCGAGTTCGGCGATGCGCGGGTCCGTATCTTCGACCGTGTCCTCGACCGCCTCGACGGCCTCTTCGTTCTTCAGTCCTGCGAACGCAGCGATGCGGTCGATGAGGTTCGGGGTCTTGGTGTCTTCCATGATAGGTCGGTTCATGTTCAGAATAAAGTCGTGGTCAAAGTTGAAGACGGGTTCACCGCCTTCGATGTCAGTAGCGAGGCCGATGTCCCGGACCTCGCTGGCCTTGATGAATTTTCCGTGTCCGCCGTTCATCTTCATCAGGCGTTCGATGTCCTCTGACCCCACCCCGGCGGCTGCGTAGACCTCCTTGATCTGCGCGTCCCAGTTCTTCAGGCCGTCAGCCAGCGAACGGAGGTCGTATTGATTCGTGTACTCCAGATAGGGGTACATCGCAGAATGCACGAGGAGCATGGATTCGCGCCGGATGACCCGGTCGTCACCAGCCGCAAAGATGACCGTCGCCGCGGATGCGCTGTTTCCCAGCACTCGCGTCTTCACAGTCGCCCCGGCCTCTGCTTTCTCGCGCAATGCCTGATAGATGTTCAGGGCATGACCGAGGTCTCCGCCCGGCGATTCGATGTCGACCTCGATGACAGCGGCCTCGATGCTCTCGATTTCGTCGAGCTGCTCCTTCAGTTCGGCGCGGGTGCGCTCGATGGTGTTCTTATCGTACTCCTCTGGGTTGTCGCCGAAGAGTGCCCAAAAGTCGTAACCGATGGGGCCGAAGAACTCCAGCCGAACGGTGCGGCCTGCTTCCAGATTGACAACGCGAAAGGGTGCGGACATGACACAAATGTACCTATGCCGCCGACCTAATGAAAGGGAAAAAAGTTAAGACCCCTCGGCCCGTGCGATGGATAGGAGGTCAAGCCACTCGAAGAGACTGCTATCCTCCGCCTGCCTTAAAGCGGTTGCGTCTCTGTGAGGATTGAGGAACACGCCCGACCGGGCGGCCATGTAGAGCGAGGGCTTCCACCCCATGTGACGTAGCTGTGCAACATTCGGCGTGCCCACCTTTGGAGGCTCGAATAGATTTGCGTGTGCGTCTCGTATGCGCCCTTGAAGGTGGTCAAAAAAAAAGCGTACGACATGACGACGTCCATCGGGCACTTCTGCTTGAACAGCTCGAAACGGTCCACGATGCTGTTTTCGTCACGGTCGCCCGGACGCGCGTAGATCGCCGCGACTGCGAGGCCGATGTCCTCAACCGACGCGGAATCGCCAAAGGTCTGAATGAGGACGTTCGCGTTCACGAAGTCACCCGTGGTCAGGTGGTCGCGCTGACCCGGCGGAGCTTCGTAGGTCTCCCCGTCTAGCGTCCACGGCTCAACGATGGAAACGGGCGAGTCGTTTATCCAGTCCGCTGCATCTGCGTACACGTTCGCCACGAACTCGTGCGGGGCGGTGAGGACCGTAGCGAGGTCCATGTCCAACAGGATAGATACTACCTTCGCAGCGTAGAGAAGCCGATCCGCATCGTCGTCGAAGTTGTCGTCGAGTGCGCTGATTCGCTTCCAGACAGGATAGGTCAATTCTGACCACGAGGACGGCACCGCCTTGCGGACCTTGCCTTCGTTCGTTTCGATGACGTATCTCCTCATGCTTGACGTGCTTTCTTGACTGCGGCCTCCGTGACCCCGAACGCCTCCGCTGTCTCGTGCATCGCCTTACGGTGGCTTTGGTGTTCCCTCATTCGATGGTCAAAGTACGCCCGGATGTGTTGCGGCCGCTGGCCTTTTCGGAGCAACCCGATGTCGGCCGCCCTTACGATGTCCTCCGTTGTGAATCTATTTTTCATCCGATTGTTCGTTCTGCTTCTGCGATAGCTACGCGGCTTTGCCGCTTGGTGATTTCCGCCTCCGTGATGACGGGCGCTGGCATATTCTGCAAGCCCTCGACGACCCCACGGCTGGGCGCCGTCGATGCGCCGGAGATGTTGGTAGCGATTGATGGCGGTGACAGAATGCCCCCGTTTGCGAAGGCTCGCCCGCCGCCCGCTTCGTTGATGGCCGACAGAAGTGGTCTGAACATCGCCGTCGATTGTCGGTTGATGATGGCCTCCCCGCCTTCGGCCTCACCGAAGTAGCCCCCACGTCCAAAGACCTGGATGCCGCCCTGTGCGTGCGAAGGTCCTGATAGGATGCCGCCCGTTGCGAATTTCTGCGCTCGTATCGCGGCAACCTGTGCGGCCCCCTGCGCTCCGACGGCTGCGGCCTGAATAAAGCTAAACGGCGGCGGCAAAGCAGCGAGTGCCTTTGTGACCCCAACCGATGTATTGATAATTGCCTGAACGATGGAGATGGTCCGTTGCCTGCGAGCGGCCTGTTCGTTGATTCTCTCGATTTGCCTGTCCGCTTCTTCGGCAGAAATGCGCCCTTCTTCCTGCTCTTGTCTGATTCGATTTATGCGCGATTGAGACGCTGCTTGAAACACATCTGACAGTGCATCGATTCCGGTCATCAATTGCTCTTGAGCGAACTCAAGATGCTCTATGTCCTCCGGGTCCATTCCCAGTATCCCGGGCAAATCCTGCGGCTCTCCAGTTTCAGGGTTTCGCCCGATCTGCGCCATCTGAACGCCGATGCTCGCTAATTTGGTGTTCAGAGCCTGAATCTGCAACTCCACCTGCTCCCGCTGCTCTTCAGTCAATACGGCCCCGGCGACACCTCCGTCCAGCGATGCGGTCAGATTGTTCAGCTCCAGCTCCAGCACCTGACGCTGCGCCTCCATCATTTCGCGGGTCATTTCAATGCCGCGTCGGTCGTATTCCCGTTCCACGGCCTCGACTGATTCGCCGCGCTCAATGGCGGCTGCGATGGCAATGTTCCTCTGCTCTTCGAGCTGAAGGGCCGCCAATTCGTTCTCCGTAGCAATGCGGTCTACCTGTGCTTGCAATCCCTCGAAGTGCGCCTCCTGCTCCGCCTCCGCCGCTTCGCGGGCAATCTCGGCCCTCTTGTCTGCGTACTCTTGAATAATGGCTTCGCGCGCCCGCAACTCCTCGTCTGTAAGTTCGGTTGTCTCGCGGTTGAGTTCCAGCTCTTCGAGGCGAAGGTCGCGCTCAAGGTCGAGACGCTCCTGCTCGCTTCCGATAATTTCGGCTATTGTGGCCAAACGCTTTCGCTCTTCGAGTTGGAGCGAAGACATCCGGGACGTTAGCCTGGTCAGCTCTTGTGACCTTTGTGCCTCGATGTCGATTAGCTTTGCCTCCAATGCGGCAAGCTCTTGATACGAACCCTCCCCGGCGCGCATCGTATCGTTGTTCTGCTGCCTGTTTTTGAGGAGTTGTATCTCAAGCTCGATCTCCTCTTTCTGCAACTCGGCTCGCCTTGAAAGTGCCGCCTCTGCCGCCTCGCTTGCCGCGATCCGCTCCCGGATGGTCTTGGTCGCGTCGTTTACGATGATTCGTTGCTCCCTAAATTCTCGGTTAGCTTGACTGATGGCCGTTGCGTTGTCAATCAGGGCTTGCTCTAATGCGGTCTGTGTTGCCGTGTATTCGAGTGACCTTTCGTTGGCATCGCGCACCACGTCGGCGGTTTCAGACACGAACTCCCCAAATTGTTCGACTGCATTTGATGCTTTGTCAAACGGCTCGTCAATGCCCGTATACACCGTCGTTAACTCGTCGCCCGCTTCCACGAGTGCGTCCTTGGCACCCGCAAAGTCCCTATTCATCAAGGCATTAAACGCCTGACCCAAGGCCCCGAATAGGTCGCCAACGGCTTGGAACCTGTTGATTACGTTCTGTACAATAGCGTCGCCGATTGCCTTGAACACTCCAGCTATGCCCAACTCCTTGATTTCACTAAACTTCTCTTGCAGCTTTGCGAACGCACCCGTGGACAGGTTCTGGACAACACCCCACAGCGCTTCCATTATGAACTTGATGCGGTTCGCCTCCCGGCGCAATAGGTCCGCCCCCTGTTGTGTCGATGCGAAGGCCGCACCCAACGCTCCCAACGCGACGACGATGGCCCCGATGCCCGTCGAGATAAGCGCGATTCGGAGTGCCTTAAGCGTCGCGCTAAACCCGGTCGTTGCCGTCGCCGCCCCGGTCGTTGCCGTGGCCTGCGCCGCCGTCCCCGTGGTGGACGCTTTCAACGCGACCAGCTGCTGCTCAAGCTGGGCCTTCACGGCCCCCAGGTTCACACCGAAGAGGTTGACCTTCGACAGGGCGTTCGTGACCGCCTCCTCGTAGTTACCGACGTTGCGGCGGTTGTCACCGACCGCTGATTCGTTCTCTTTGAGCTGGTCCGATGTCCCTTTGATCGCGTCACGAAGCAACACCTCTTCTCCAGTCACCTGATCTATGACCGTGGCCCTGTCTCGCTCTTCACCGGACAAGCTGTTATACCTTTCGGTCATCAAAGATAGCTCGGCCCGAAGCTGCTCATTTGACCCGGTCGCAGCGTTAATCGCTGTCGCGCTGTTTTCGAGTTCCTTGACGCTCGCTCGACGTTCCGCTCGAAGCTGCTTTAGATTGTCCTGTTGTGCTAATAGTTCCTGTCGAAGTTCGATAGACGCTTCCGTAGACCCGCCGTTCGCCTTCTCGATTTCGCGTATCTCTTTCTTCGTTTCACGAACCGCCTCCTCTTGTCGTACCAAAGACTTGGTAACGTCGTCGAGCTTTTTTTGGGCATCTTCCAGCCCCTCGTATCTGATCGAGAATATCCTGGTCTCCGCCATTATTCTATTTTCAGT